TCCGCTTGCTCATCTCGATCAGTTCGATCAAGTGCTCGGCCTGGCCGGCTTCGTCGTGGTGCCCGCTCGGCGTGATCATCCACACCGTCGAGCCCGGCACCTGATCGCAAAACGCGGTCAAGTGGACGTAGAGCCCGGCCGCCTTCGCGTGCAGCAGCGCCGCCTCGAGGTCCTCGTAGTACGTGCGATGGAAGAGGCCCGTGATCGGCGAGTAGTCGGTGTTCGCCCACATCGCAAACCACCGCACCGTGTTGGCGCCGAGATGGAGACACGCGCCGTAGTAATCGTCGACCCAGCCGACCTCGTCGCGCGCGTAGAGTTCGGGCGCGCGGAAGGCCGTGACGGATCGACACTTCCAAATCTTTCCGGCTTGCTTGATCGCGCAGCCGTCGATCGAGAGCGGCGAGACGGTCGTCCGCCCGTTCGACGGCGCGACGCCGGCGTCCTGTGATCGCAGCCAGTGCCCGACGTCCATCACGGCTGATCCCACGGGCCGCCTCGCGGAATGAGTCCGGTGTAGTGGTCGCGCAGCACCACGTAGGCGCCAGGGACCGCGATGAACGTCTCCCACGCGCCCGGCACGGTGCCCGGGTCGCCCCACTGGTGGTCGCCTTCCGGCGTCACCTTGAGCACGCGGCCGTCGAGCGCGGTCAGTGAGATGAACGGGCGCCCGTCCTGGCCGGCGTCCTGGTGCGGGCCTTCGATCACCTCGTCCGCGAACGGGCGCTTGAGCTCGAGCGTGATCAGCGCGTGCTTGGCCATCAATGGGCCTCCCAGTAGCGGGTCAACCAGGCCCCGGCGCCCGCCGCCTCGAGCTCCGCGTCGGCGTCCGGGACGTCGTCCTCTTCAGCGGGCGCAGGCGCGGCGGAGGAAAACGGATCGGCCTGCGCGTCGCGTTTCGCGAGGGCGCTGAGGCTGAAGTTCTGTTGCTGGAGGTACGGCGCCTCGCCACCGGCGACCGGGCCGAGCGCCAGGTACCGGGCGCGCGCTTCATTGGGCGCCATGCCGCCGCCCTTGATGGCGTCGGCACTCGCCTTGACGAGGGTCGCCGTGTCCATGCGCATCAAGTCGTCGAGATCCATCTCGGTGCCGATCGGCCGGCCGCTCGCGTTCTTCGTCATCTCGAGCCCTTCGTCGAGGAGGAGCTCGATGCATTCGATCAAGTTCTGCAAACACTGGCTGTAGTACTGAATCTGGAGCGACTCCGGATTGCTGTTGGCGGGCATCGCGCCAATCCCGATCAGGTACGGCGGGACATGGAACGCCGTGCACGCATTGGTCGCCGTCCATTGCAGTTGCTCGATGAGCTGCGAGTCGGTCGCCGACATCGCCATCTCTTTGTAGCTGAGCCCGTCACTGAGGACCGCGACCGCGCCGTAGTTGTCGCCCCCGTAGGCTTGCTGCCAGACGGCTTTGATCTCGTCGATCTTCTCTTGCGGCACCGCGCCGGGCGCCGTCACGATGCCCGACGGCACCGCGCGATTCATAAAGAACTTCGCCGAGTTGCTCTGAATCTGCAGCCCCGCGAGCGCCGACACGCCGCAGGCGTAAATCGGCGACACCCCGCACAACGGGTGATAGAGCGGCACCATCACGTCGTGGATGATTTCCGACTGCGGCACCGTGACGTCATCGGGGACTTGCGACAACAGATCGCGCTTGACCTGGTAGTAGACGCCGCCATCGGGCGCGACCAGCGGCGTCACGCACGTCGGGTCGAGGATGTAGAGCGCGGTCACGACGCCGCGCTGGTCACGTTGCTTGATGATGTAGGTGTTGCCGTGGATGAGCTTCGACGTGATCCACTGCTCGTAGAACTTGATGCGGTTTTGATACCGATTCGGCTTGCGGAGCACTGGCGTGTGCGCGGTGTTCTCGGTTTCCTGCCAGATGCCGTCGGCGTCCTGCTCGACGAGCCGGATCCGGAGTTTCCCGATATCGGACGCGATCAGCGTGATGCAGGCGTACACCGCCGCGTGCGCGAGGACCGTCTCAGCGGTGGCGGTGACGTTCTGCTGCCAGGCGCCCGGGTACGACTCCCGGACGATCGGCCACCAGCCGCCCGAGCCGCCACTCCGGCCGTCGACCGGACTGAGGCCCGCGCCCGCGACGCGGGCGCGTCGGAACTTGAGCCCCAGACCGAGAGTCTGCCACCACGCCACTTCGCCCCCGTTACGAGGATTCGGCCTCGAGGTCCCGTCGCTGATACCGGCGCTTGGTCTTCTTAGGGGCCTCGGTGACCGGCTCAGCCGGCCGCCGCGACACGCGCGTCAACGAGACCAGCCCATGCCGCGCCGCCGTCGCCGCATCAATCGGCGTCATCGTCACGAGCTCGCCGGCGCGCAGCCCGCGGCCCTGATAGCTGAAGGCCGCGCGCGCCTGGACGACCACCGTCTTGGTCATTGCTACGACCCGGTCGAGCCGCCCCAGACGACGTCTTCCATGTAGACCACCGCCCCGCTCCGGAGCTTCTTCCAGTTGATGAACCGCTCCGCACGGAGCGCGAGCGAGTTGGTCTGCCACATCGAGACGAGCGACGTCGCGACCGGCGTCGCCGCGCCCGCGTCGCCGGTGGGCGCATCGGACATCTCGAGGGAGGCTTCGCGGCTGGCGTCGACCGTCACCTGGCCGTCGTCGGCCAGCGCGATCGCGTCCGCATTGGCCGCGATCAGCATGTCGCCCGCCGCCGCCGTGTGCGCGTGCTGGGACACAATCAACGGCAAGCCTTCGAGCGTGCCGCCCGTCCGCGAGCTCCCCGGGAACTCCGGTTGCCCCAGCGCGTTGCGCATCAGGGCCAACGAGAGGCCGACGGCCGGCGTGGTGATCAGCACCACGTTCGTCACATCCTGATTGCTGCTGACGAACGCGCTCAGGAGCGCCTTGATGTCGTTGCGGACGTCATCGGCCGTCGACCCGCTCGACGTCAGCGGCACGACCCCGTTCGTGATCGAGGCGGGCGACACATTCGCCACCAGTGCCTTCGCGGGATCCACGAAGTCCTTGTCGAGCCGCGCCACGAGCGCGTTGCGGAGCGCATTGCGGATCAGGGTTTCGGCGGACGGGGACGAGAACCGGATGAGTTCCTCGGAGATCGCACTGATCGCCGCCACTTTCGAGAAGCCCAGCGGCGTCCGATCGAAGGTGAAGTTCATCAGGGGCTTCGCCTTGCCCTCCCCGACCCAGTAACCCTCGCCGCCGCTCGTCTGCCCGGCGATGCCGACGTTGAACGGCACCCGCATCAGGTCGGGCACGCCGCCCTGGCCGAACTTGCCGATGATCGTCTGCGGCTGGAACCACTCCAGAAATTCCGTGGTGAGGTTGGTCGGATCGATGAGCGCGCTGGTATTCACTGTCGTGTGCGCGGGCACCGCGGTCCGCTCGAGGTACTGGTGCACGCGGTGATTGTCGGGATAGCGCGTCCGGGCCTCCGCGACCGGCGAGGTCCCGGGATAGAGAAAGGCGACCAGCTTGCACATGATCGCGCGCGTGAACTCGATGCCCGGCGGCAGGTTGTCGCGCACGTAGATCCGCGTGGACGGGTCGCCGCTCCGTGAGGCCGCGGCCGCGGCCGACGACGTCCCATGCGCCGGCACGGCCGCCGCCCGGTTCGTCGCTTCCTGCACTTCGAGCCGCGCCAGATGTTTCGTGATTTTCTCTTTCTCCTCGGCGAGCGCGTCGTACTCGGCCGACTGCGCGTCGTCGAGCGTGGCGCCCGTCGCCGCCGCCGCGGTCATCAGCTCGGCCATGCGCGCGACCTTGGCGTCGCGCATCGCCGTGAATTGCGTCAGTTGCTCCAACGTCGTAGGTGTCGCCATGGGTCTCTGACTCCTCAGATACGGCGCGTCAATCGCGCGGATGTTGTCGATGCGCGCGTCGGCATTGGCCGGCACGGCGACGAGGGAGAGTTCGAGAATTTCGATCTTGGTAAAGCGGAGACCGCCGGACTTCAGTTGCTCAATGCCGCCATCGAGCGGGCGAAACCCAATCGAGACGCCGCGAATCAGCCCGGCCTTGATGGAATCCCACGCTTCGTCGACCCGCGTGCGGAGCGACCCGGCCGTGGGAATCGTCGGCAGCGTGGCGCGAAAGCTAATGCCGGCGGCGCTGGCGGTGTTGAGCGCGACGGTGCCGACCGGCAGGCGCGCGTCGTGAAAGAGCAGAAGTGGGAGGGGATTCGCAAACGTGGCGCCCGTCGACTCGATGACGTCGCCCATGCGATCGGTCGACGGCGTCGTCGCGACCCCCTCGAGACTGCGGAGCTCCGGATCGAGCCCCTTGACGTCCAGCACCGAGTAGGCGCGATAGACCACGGACCGAAAGTGTGCGGCCCAATCGGCCGGCGGCGAGTTTTCCAGTAGCGAAACTACCGCGGACGCAGCCGGAGCGCGCTGAGCAGCGCCCCACGGACAAAGGCCGAGACCGAGAGCCCGCGCGCCTGGGCGGCGGCGATGAGGCGATCGTGATCCGTCACCGCGAGGCTCGTCGAGACGGACGACCGCGGCTCGAGGGCGCGCGGGCGGCCCGGCCGGCGCGGGCCGTCCGGATCGGGCACGGGGCGGACCGGGTCGGTCACCGCCGGCCCCCGACCACAAAGACCGAGTACTGCGGCGGCGGCGCCGCGTTGGCCGCCAGCATCTTGAGCGCCATCAGCGCCGCCACGACGCCGTCAATCCGTTTGCCGCCCGTCTTCGGTTTCACCGGCCGGATCCGGCCGCCGTCGTCGGTCTTGATGGCGACGTTCTCGACGTGATGGCGCAGCACCCGGTGGCCGCCATGCGTCACCCGGCCCGCTTTCACTAGTGCCTCAAACACCTGCGCGGGCTCCGACAAGTGGGTGTAGTTCTGCAGCACCTCGGCGACCTTCAGCCCGGCGCGATCGCGCAGCGACGTCGCGAGATCGGTGGCGAAGGCCGGGTCGTAGCCGATCGTCGACTGCTTCAAGCGCGGGAACCGCGGGACGATCTTCGTCACGATGTCCTGATAAATCCGCGAGTAGTCGATGACGCCGCCTTCGGTCGCCGTCACCAGGCCATCGGCCACCCACTGCGAATACGGCACGCCGTCGCGCTGCTCGCGCTCGTGCATGGTGTCGCGTGGAATCCAGAAGAACGGCACCAGCGCGATCGCATAGTTCAAGTCGACGGTCTTCGGCGCGGGTGCGTCGGCGTCGGCCACGGCAACGGGAAGCGGTTCCGCCACGGGGAAGCGGAAGGCGATAGTGAGACACGCGAGGTCGTACTTCTGCGCGAGGTCGAGGCCGGCGGCGACCGGCGCGGTCCGCAGGACGTCGTCGGGCGGCAGCGCGTCGCCGGTGTTGTCCCACCAGTCGAGCGGGATCCACGCGGTCGCCTGATTCGTCCACACATTGCAGTGGAACCTCAAGAAGTCATTCAGCTTGCGCGGTTCGGCGGCGGCTTCGGCCGCTTCGCTCGCGAGCGCTTGCGCCTGGATGGTGATCCCGTGCCCCGGATTCACCCGCGCCCAGGTCGACGGCGCCTGCCAGTCCTCGTCGTCGCGCTTCTCGAAGATCACCGGGAGACACGTCGGATCCGTAATCGTGCCCGAGAGGACTTTTTTGCTGTAGTCGTACTCCTCGTAGCAAATCCCTTCATCGTCGGTGCCGGCATGGGTGATCAGAATCATCAGCGGTTGCCGCCGCTTCACCATCGACTTCTTGAACGCCTCGTACAGGTCCCGATTGGGCTGGCCGTGGAACTCATCGAAAATCACACAATGCGGGCGGAACCCGTGCTTGCTCGCCGCGTCCGCACTGAGTACCTGGTAGGTTGAGCGCGAGTCGGGGTGATAGATGGCGTCGCGCCACACTTCGCACATGTCGGCAATGATCGGCGCGTCCTCGACCATCACCTTCGCGTTCGTGTGGACGACGCGCGCTTGCTGCCGATCGACGGCCAGCGCGTACACTTCCGCCGCCGGCTCGTGGTCGCAGAGCATCATGTACAGCCCGGTCCCCGCCGCCCACGGGGACTTCCCGCCGCCCTTGGGAATAAACGCAAATAATTTCCGGAAGCGCCGCAGCCCGTCATTCGTCCGCTTCCAGCCGAAGAGCGGCTTCGTGAGGAGGAGTTGCTGGTACGGCAAGAGCTGGAACGAGCGGCCGGCGAACTCGCCAATGTGGTGATGGAGGCACTCCTTGAAAAAGTCGCAGGCGCGATCCGCCTCGACGCTGTCGTAGTAGTACCGGCCGTCGAAGCTTTCCCAGCGATGGCGGCTCGGCACGTACCGCGCCGGCAGCTCAATCGTCACGCCCGGCCAGCGGGCCGTCGGTGGCGGGCCTTTCCCCCACCAGCCGCCGTCTTTCGACAGGGGCCGTCCGTTACGCTGGCTTGCTGCGAGGACGTGCGCCAAAGAACTTGTCCTTCTGGTCGGACCCGTCGTCCTTCGGGACGTGCAGCCGGGTCCGCGACACGGGGGTCAGCCCAAACTCGGTGAGCAACGCGCGACACTGCGCCGCCAGTTGATTCGCAATCGCCACATACGGCGACACGATCGGCGCCTTGCTGCCCTTGCGGTACGCCACGACCGAGCCCTTCGTGCGGAGCTCGCGCTCGGCCTGCTGCCAGCGCGCAAACGTCACGCAGTAGAGAATCAAGGCGTCCCGATCGGCCGTCGTGAAGACGCCGAGCCGCTGGAGCATCGGCGCGGTGTCGTCCCAGGCCCGCCGCGCATCGGCGTCGCTCTCGAGCAGCGCCGGCACCGCCAGGTCGACGGCGGGCGGCGGCACCGGCTCATCGCGCGAGATTGTGTGCTTCCGGGGGTTCCCCCGCGCGATCCGTAACGCGGTTGGCACGGGCTTGCGTCCCTGCATTGTTGTCCCTTTCGTGCCCGACTGACCCCCTCGTGACCCCAAAACGCGGTCCGGGAAACGCGGTCGCATGTGCGTCTG